CCGCCCAAATGCAACTGCAGAGCAGCGTCGCCGGGAGCGCCGCTGGTGGCGGGTTCGGCGGTGCTGGCGGAATCCTGGGCGGACTCGGCAGCTTGTTTGGCGGTGGCGGCGGCATGTGGGGCGCCACTGCAGGACTGGGTAGCAGCTGGGGCGGCTTTGCTGGTGCGCTCAACATGCCGCTGTTGCTTGCCAGTGGCGGGTCAACCGGAGAGGCGCAAATTGTTGGCGAGCGCGGCCCTGAGTTGTTCGTGCCCGGTCAGTCCGGTGGCATCACCAACCACCAGAACCTGCGCAGTCTCATGGCCTCTGACGGTGGCGGCGGCAAAGATGGTGGTGGCACCACGATGAACATGAGCTTCGAGACCACGCAGTTCATGGACAGAGAATGGGTGGACCGGCAGCAACTGGAGACTGCAATGGCCACGGCCAGCAAGCAAGGCGCCGCCCAGGGCGAACGCCGTGCTCTTGATCGTCTGCGGCAGAGCCCCCGTACTAGAAGATCGCTTGGAATCTGATGTCTATCTTCCCTGCCCTCAAGCCATCCAGCCGTAGCTATAGCCCCGGCCAGCTGCCCATCCGCCAATACCGCACCCTCAGCGGTGCCATCTGGAAGCGGGCCTTCAGCAACACCCGCTCCGGCCATGCAATCAGCCTGGAGTTTGCCAACCTGCCGGATGCCAAGGCTGAGCAGATCGTGGCCCATTACGAAAGCATGGGCGGCTCGTTCTATCGCTTCACCCTGCCTGGCGAGATCTTTGCGGGGATGAGCAGCGGACTCACCAGCCGGATGCAGGCACCGGCGAATGTGGAGTGGGCCTACGCCTCTGAACCTCAGCTGCAGTCAGTGCATCCCGGCGTGACCACGGTGAAGATCGAGCTGATCGGTGAGGTGAGAGCCGCTTGAACATCCAGATCTGCCAGCTGCTGGAACTGAAGATGGCCAACGGCGCCACGCTGCTGGCCCAGAACTTCTTTGTGAAGCAGAGCTACCTGTTCCTGGGCAAGACCTACCAGTTCGTGCCCTTCCAGATCTCAGGGTCGCTGATGACAATCGGCGGCGACAACGAACAGCTGACGGTGCTGTTCCCCAATGTCGAGCTGGCGCTGACCCTGCTGGAGGGCGGCGACGGTAACCGCAACAGCGAGCTGATCCTGCACAACCTGTGGCTGAACAGTGCGCTGCAGCCCATCCCCGACCCGATCCCTGAGTTCTATGTGGGGCAGGGCAGCGCCTTCAGCGAGACCACCATCGAGTGCCGTTTCCGCAGCGCGCTGGATTCAGTTGGTGGGGCCTTCCCTGCGCGGATCATCACGACCGAGAACAGCGGGCTACTGCCCCTGAGCAGTGATGTCGCACTGCAATGACCTGCTGCTGCTGCGTTATGGCTGGGGGCATCGCCCTGGTGATGGCAGCGGGCTGACTGACTGCTTCCAGCTGGTGTGCGAGGTGCGGCGCCGGCTGGGGCTGCTGGACTACGCCCCATCCTTTGAATGGGCGTATGCGACCTACACTGAGACCACGCTGCCTCGGGTGCGGTTGATGCGTTGGCTGCTTGAGAATTGCAGCCGCGTCTCCACACCACGACCGGGTGATGTGTTGCTGTGCAGGAGCAATGCTGCCGGTGCCCTTGCAGTGACGAGCGCAGAAGGCGGGATGCTGTACCTGCGCTCCTCAGGCATGGTGGCGCACCTGCCATCCGTGCCCCAGATGATCCCCTCGTTTCACCCCCACCCATGAATCGCAAGCTGCTGCCCTACGAGCGCGGTCTGTGCCAGCAGCTGGGCATCAGCGAAGAGGAGTATCTGCTGTTCCTGGCAGCGCAGAAGGACTATTCGATCTCAGAGGCGCAGCGGCGTGAGGAGCTGCGGGGCGATCCGGTCTCGATCGTTCTGTTTGCCGTTGGTGTGATCTTCCAGGTGGCGTCAGCATTGCTGGCACCCAAGCCTGAAACGCCAAAGAAGACCAACCAGATCCAGCGGCGGGATAAGAGCTACGCCCCGCGCTATGGCTTCAACGGAACGCAGGAGCTGGCCCGCTACGGCGACCCAATCAATCTGGTCTATTGCAACGAGGCCATCAACCCTCAGGGTGCGGTGCGGGTGAACACCTCGCTGCTGTGGTCATCGGTGGAGAGCACCGGCACCGGCCAGTACATGCAGCTGCTGCTGTTGGTGGGTGCGGCGAACATCAAGCGGCTGGACTATGGCAAGACCGCATTTGGGCAGGTGCCAGCGCGGCAGTTCTCCGCGTCTAACACCTGGATGTACTACACCCCCCAGCAGGGGCCGGTGCCGTACACCAGCAAGGTGTGGGGTGACGCCCGCGATCCGTCGATGGAGTTTGGCGCCACCTTGACCCACATGGTGCAGGGCATGGCGGGCAACCCACGGGAGGGTTACTCGCAGGCTTACACCCCGACGACTTCAAAGGATCTGGGTGTCTATGCGCCGATCCCCATCAATGTTGATGTGATCGAGCGGGACGAGAACGGCAAAATCCGCGATGCTAACAACGGCATCCACATCGCTGCAGGCTTCCAGGACACCTACAACGTGGGTGATCGGTTCACGCTGCACTTCGATAAGGTTGACCGCGTTCAGTCGGAAGATGCCTGGGCGGTGGCCCGTGAGGCGGCCAAGGATCTGCGGCTGCAGCTGGTCAACAATCTTGACCGTGGCGCCATCTACCGACTGGGTAGCGCTGAGTTCAAAGTGCGGACGGTGGATGAAGATGTCTCGCTCAATAACAGCAAGCTGACAGCCAACTTTGAGTGTACGGAGGCGGGCGTTGGCCCCACCTGCAACTATGGCCGCACCAAGGCGCGGATGTTTACGGCTGAGGACAAGGAGCCGTATAACAGTGCGCTGAGCGTCTTGAGCGCACCGGTCAAGGATGCGGTGCCCGCACTGACGATCAACGAGGTTACAGCGACCGGGTTGATCGATTCGGCGAAGGCGCAGTCGCACAAATACTGGATCGGCTTCACCCAGCGGCAGATGAACGACCGGGCGCAGAAGAGCACGGTCTACACGCAGGACTTCACGATCCCACGGCTTGGCGGGGCCGGCGGGAATGATGGGCTCAACCGCGTCTACTTGTTCACCGGCACTGAGACGATCGGCTGGATCAACGATTTGGATCTGGCTTCCAGCTTCACTTTCCCTAGGGGCGGCTCAATCGCCTACACCGAACTGCTGCTGGAACTGTTCTTGGCGGATAAGCCAAGGCTCAGCACCAAGGCATTGCGACGCGAGTATCGAAGTGACATCAAGAAACTGCGCCGCATTCGGGACCGCATCAAAGCCGGTAGCGCCAGGAAGCAGATCAGGAATTACATCACTGCAACGAACTCCCATGCGGCTGCACTGCGCGGACATATCAACTATCTCAACGAGCTAATCAGCAGTGATATGCCAGAGCTGAATGATCACTGGCGATGGGAAGCTAAGCAGAGTGGCGAAGTGGCCGCGTGGGACAAAGAAATCAAGAAGCTGCGTGATGACTTTGAAGCATTGAAAGACAGTGATGCAACAGCCAAGAAACTAAAAAGAGTTGAGGAGAAGATTGAAAAAACGCGCAATGATCGTCGTGATTTCTTGGCTGACTACGTTGCTCGCAAACGTCGTCAGTACAAGCGCACACCCGAGCAACTGCGCGACTGGCGCAACGAACAAGCTGACAAGAGAGAGCAGCTGAATGCTCACATCAATAACGTTATGGATGACACCCGCGAAGAGCTGCTGCGCCTGACGCGAGAATCACAGTCTCCCTTTGACCTACCTGGCATCAGCAGCGAGCGTTTTGCCTGCGGCATTGAATGCCTGGAAGACAAGATCGACAACCTGCGCGGCGAGTGGACAACTGATCAGGCTGGCGTCACTGCGGTCAAGGACAAGCTGCGTGCCTTGATCGCGGAGAAGCAGAAGGCCCTCCAGTGGGTCAAGTATGTCGTCAAGAACTGGGAGACCCTGATCCGTGACCTGGATGACAGCTTCTACTGCAAGGCGATCGTGAAATCTGCAAGGGCGGTGTACCAGACGGTGACTGCCTGCAACCAAGTGCGGTTTAACTTCCGCGTGCGCCTGTTCCGCCGCATCAGTGGCCGGCAGAAGACTTACGGCGAATACGACGCACCCGACGGCTACAAGCTGAGCGACAACGGTCTGGAGCGTCGCACCATGTTCTTTTACATGCTGGTGCGCCGCAGCGGTCAGGACAATTGGGAGAGCGCGCCACGGCTGTTTGCAGTTGAACGCGGCAACGACGCTGACCACTACATCAGCCTGATGTTCAACTCAGCCGATAGGGCCAAGCGGGAGTTCCGCTTCATCCCAGTTGTGGACCCACCGGCTGAGGTCAAAGAGTCGGGCTTTGAGGGGTTTGCCTACATCTACAACGCCGGCAACGTGCGGACCCTCAACGTGGCAGGCGGCACCGTCAGCTTCTACGGCCGGCTCATCAACCTGGATTTCAACCAGTTCCCCGCTTTGCGGGAGCGCGGCCCGCTCTATACCAACGAGTGGGACATGTTCTCGATGCATTCGGATACGCAGGTGCAGGCCAGCTATGACAGCGGGCCTGAGGCATCACTGGTGAATGTCACCGAGCAGTCTTACTGCCCGCTAGATGAGCACAAGTACAAGGACATGAGCCTGCTAGCATTCCACACCTACGCCAGCAATGGTGTCGAGGACCTGCGCAGCATCTCGGCCTATGTGCTGGAGGGTAAGGCGTCGTGGAAGGTCAAGGAAGACGGCAGCGGCCCTGTGCAGAGCAGTGAGGGCACCTGCTATGCGCCTGACATCTTTGCCGACACGGTGCTGGATGGCACCAACGGCATCAAGAGCTTTGCCAATGCCAACGCTGTGGATTGGCAGCAGCTGGCCCTGGCCAAGCGGTTTTGCATCAACAACGGCCTGGGCTGCCAGATGTTTATGGATGGGGTGTTTGCCGACCGGCGCGGGTGGCGTGAGTTCTGGGCTGAGGCGGCGCCTTACAGCCTGCTGGAGTTTGCCCGCATCAATGGCAAGGAAACGCTGGTGCCTGCGCTGCCGGTGACCGCAGACGGCAGGGCTACCACCGCGCTGACGATCTCGGCATTGTTCAACGAGAGCAACATCCTGGAGGACTCCTACAAGGAGGAGTATCTGGACTACGGCGACAACACCAAAGACATCGTGGTGACGGTGATCTACCGGGAGATCACGGACGACGAGGTGTTTGCCCGCAACACCAGCGTCACGCTGGCCCTGGCTGACACGGATATGAACGATGCGGTGTGGCAGACCTTCGATCTGTCGGACTGGGTGAGCCAGCGGCAGCAGGCGGTGCTCTACGGACGGATGCTGTGCCAACAGCGCCGGCATGTGGCCCGCAGCGTGGAGTTCCGCACGGTGCCCACCGACAGCCCTGTGCAGCCTGGCAGCTACATCTTTGTGGACATCGGCCTGAAGCGCTGGGATTCGGTGCGGACCGGGATGGTGCAGGAGGGCGGGGTGCTGGACATGCCGCTGACAGTGGGCGTGGCAGACGGCACCTACACGGTGATGACCTACAACTCCACCAGCGACCCCCAGGTGCATGACGGGGTTGTGATCAGCAACGGCGTGGCCACCGGCCTGAATGCTGAGCCAGGCAGCCTGTTTGTGTTGGGCAATAGCAGCGATGCCAAGCGGGTGTTCCGCGTCATTGATGTCTCGATGAGCGAGGACGCCGAGATCACGGTGCGGGCTATGGAGCACCCCTGCGTGATCAATGGCGGCACAGCCACCAGCCTGGTGGCGGATCTAAGCGCCGGGCTGTTCAAAGAGATCGGCGTAGACTGCAGTTGAGGCAGGCGCCATGAGCTATTTCAGCGGACGACACGGGAGCTTGCGCTACCTCGGCAAACCGGTCGCCAAGGTACGCGACTGGTCGCTGGACATCTCAGTTGAGCTGCTGGAGACCACCACGGCGGACGAATATGCCCCCACCTACCGGCCAGGGCGCAAAAGCGCCTCGGGCAGTGCCACGGTGCTGTACTACCGCCCCGACATCTACGAGCAGTCTGAGAAGACCTCCTTTGTCGGGCTGGTGCAGCGTGTCGCTCGTCGCGGTGCGCTCGACAGCAATGACCGCGTCCGCCTGGAGCTAGCCCTGGGCAGCAATGCCGAGGATGTGCTGCAGCTGGATGCCTTTGTCACCCGCGTCAGCTTGGGGTCGGCTTCAGGGGAGGTCAGCTCTGTGCAGCTGGACTTCACGATGGATGGCGATCTCGCTCGAGGTGTGGGCTGATGTTCGTCACGGGTGACAACGGCTGCGTTCAGCTGCGCCGGCGCACGGGTCTGACGATGACCAGCACAGTCCAGGCGGACGACATTGATGAAACCGTCAATCGATTCAGCTTTGACGGGGCAGAGCGCAACCTGCTCCAAGGCGACCGGATTGAAATCAGCACCAAGGACCCACGAGGGCTGGTGTTCCTGGAGCCGTCCTTCTGGGAAGACAACCGGGTTCACCACAACGCGCTGCTGTTTGCCAGCGTCAACGCGATGGGCGGCATCCGTGTCTACCGCAGCTTTGCGGCTGCCCTCAACAACGACAAGAAAGATGCCGTCAGGGTGCGGCATTTTTCAGGCGCTCCTCTGGCGGTGACCATTGATGTACGGGATATGACGTACCACCCGCTGGGGGGAGTGACGCGCTTCACCTTCAATACGGACCGCGCGGCGGTGGACACCACCAGTCTTGGCGACCTGTTTGCGGAGCAGTACAGCGCGGGGAACATCACGGGTAGCGGCACGATTGACTGCTTGTTTGAAGCCAAGCGCCAGCGCTGCGGCACCACTGGCACCATCGGCGATACCGAGCTGAGCCTGCTGCTGCCGCAGCTCATCCTGCGTACGGAGCTGGGCGGGCAGTTTGACGCCATCCTCCAGCTAGCGGACGAAGGCGACGGCAAACCAGTCTTCTATGAGGTCACCGCCATCACCACCCGCACCGGACTGACGGTGGGGACCAGCGGCGTGATCGAGGTGGCCATGGACTTCGTGACCACCGGCGAGTTTGCGCTGCGGGTGGGCGAGCCGTCTGGCCGCATCCTCAAGGAGGACTACGACCGCATCAGGAAGGAGCAAGACCTTGATTACCTCCTGACAGAGGTCACCGATTAGCCTGATGGCAGCTCAGTCGTCAGTAGGCAGCCGTGGCGGATTCCAAGATTTCGGCGTTGACCCGCCTGCCGGAAGCTGCCGTTTCGCCGACTGACCTGCTGCCGATCGTTGACCTTTCGGCGTCCGAAACCAAGGCGATCACCGCCAAGGATCTTCTGGAGGGGGTGGTCGTCAATTTGGATGCCGGTTCAATCCCGGCAGCAAAGATTGATTTCACGACCGGGGGCGGGATGCTCTCCTCCGACATCCGCATCAATAAGGGTGATGTGGTGCTCGGGCGGATCAGCGTGGCTGGCCCCGCCGAGGAGATCCCATGCACCAGCGCGGGGAGAGCCCTATTAGCCGCCGCAACGGCTGGTGATCAGCGCAATGCGCTGCTGCTGGGCAGCCTGGCTACTCGCAGCGGCAGCTGGGTGGATGGCAGCAACTTCAGCGGCACCAGCAGCGGCGTCAACACTGGCGACCAGACGATCACGCTGACAGGTGCTGTCACTGGCACAGGCAAAGGCACGTTTACGACCACGCTGACCCCTGCGACGGTCGGCAGCGTCCACCTGGGTTCCGGCTCTGTCCTTACGGACAAGCTGGCCAACGATGCTGTTACCGCTGAAAAGCTGGCGGACAACTCCAGCGTGGTGGTGCTCTCCGGCGCGCCCGCCGCGATCGGTAGTTTCATCGGTCAGGGGGCGTTCAACACGCTGACCGGCATCGGGTACACCTACACCGCAACGGGGTGGGTGCAAAACGCTGCGGTGCAGTCGGTGCAGCTCACCGAGTCCGGCACGCCGCTGATCGTCACCAAGAGCGGCACCACCACTACCGCGTTTGACATCACGCTGGACCCCCAGCTGCGCAACACTGTCTGGGCGGGTCCCTCGGGCGCGACGCCAAGCGGCGTGCCCAGCTTTCGCCAGCTGCTGGGCGAAGATCTGCCGCTGGCCACGGGGACCACGATCGGCGCGATCAAGCCTGGTGTGTCGCTGGCTGTTGATGCTGCTGGCAGCCTGACGATCAAACCAGCCACGGCAACTGACCTTGGCGGTGTCAAGATCCATGGCGCCTCGCTGAGCGTTGCAGCAGACGGGACGCTGGTTCATAACCCCTCGACGGCAACAGCGGACACCTACGTCAAGGTCACCACTGACGCCAACGGGCATGTCATTCAAGGCGTCAAACAGCTCATCAACGCCGATATCCAGTCGCTTGATGCAGGCAAGCTGAACACCGGCACGATCGACGGTGCCCGCTTTGGTGACAACAGCATCAAGGCGGAAAAGCTTGATCACTACGCCACGGTCGTCATCCAGGAAGGTGACCCAGGCAAAGGCAAGTTCATTGGACAGTTCTGGTATCGAGAGAGCGATGCCCAGCTGCGGACATGGTCCGCCAACTCATGGGTGCCCGTTGGTTTCGGTCGTCTTAGCCAGGAGAACCTACGCTTCTGCGGCACTTGGTTTGCTGACACGGGTCTCGTCGAGACGCTGACGGCGCTGGGGACACAGGCGCTTGGTCTGGTGGCAGGTGCTGCCCTCCCTGCCGCCAGTGATGCGCTGGCGGGCGTGTACCTGGTGGTGCGCAAGCCTGGCACTCACGCCGGTCTGACCTATGACAACGGCGACTGGGTGTTGTGCCTTGGCACCATCGCTGGCTGGACCCGAGTTGACACGCTGTCTGGCGTGGCGGGCGGCGGTGCTACTCACTTGGATGACCTCTTGGATGTGGTCATTACCAGCCCCAATACGGGTGACACGCTGCTGTTTGACGCGGCCACTGGCACCTGGGTCAACCGCCCCACAGCAGCACGCAAGGCGAAATTCGCCGAGGTGATCGATGGGGTGCGCACCACCTTCACGATGGACATCAGCGCCTCGTCGGGGAACAACCTGCTGATCAGCCTGGGCGGCATCATTCAGGAGCCCGGCGTTGACTTCTCGTTCACAGCGCCGCGCACGGTCAACTTTGCTGCGCCCCCACCGCCTGGTCTGGAGCACTGGATTCTGATCGAAGGTGTGCCATCCAGCGCATCGGGCACATCAGGAGGCG